TCCATCTTCGATATCGAGGGTTTTCTCCATCTCGAAGGGCTTAGGGTTAGCGAGGTCGAACACACTCGACGCGACGGTTTCGATTACACGTTTTCCTCCTGACTTGGTTACAAAGCGAATGACCGAGTTGAAGTACCTCGGAATGACGGGGGACAGAGCGCTGCCAACGGAAACAGGATAGCCCTTGGTTGCGCCTTCGATTTCCATGTACTTTACATGGGAAATCACGATGACGTTGGTTTTGAATCTGTCGGAGGTGATGAAAGCGAGGACATCTTCAACAGCATCTTGAGCAGATCTGTAAACCGCTCGCATGTCATACTTTCCTGAGGTGGCGCTGTGGGTGATGGACTCATGGAAGTTAAAGACTGCGTCAGACATAAAGGTGAGGGAGTCAATGACCAGGATACAATCCTGCCCCCACTCACTTGGCACTCCAAGGTCCACATCGTCGTACCTCCAGTGGTCGATCATCTTGTAGGCGGTGATAAAGGCCTTCGGCTTTCCAGCGATCTTTGGACCTTCGCTCGAAGCAGTTCGATCATCTCGGAGAGTTCGGAATTCGACGTGATTGATGTTATTTGGACAGTCTCGAAGGACAAATTGTTTGAGCACATCGAGCCCGTTATCAAAATCGAGAATTCGTAGCTTGTATCCTGCGGCAACGAGAGAAGCAAGGCTACCAGTTTTTCCACTTTTGGAGTCTCCTTCGATGAGCAGCTTGGTGAATTCATTCGACTGATGGTTTGCTAGACTCGGCATTTGCAAGAATCTCCGTGTAGAGTGTGAGAAGGTCGCCTTCGTGGACGTCGGCCTTCGGTCCGGTGCAGATGAGCCGCCCTAGGCCAGGGAGCTCAATGGAGAACTCAAGAGAGGCTCCGCGCTCGTTGACCTTTCCCACGGCGAACTTACCAAGGATGAGTTTGTAGCGAATGCGTGGGTCAGTCATTGACGGCTCCTGGGTAGATTACAAGAACGTTGTTCTGACGCACCACGTGAGCGTAGGAACCATTTGTGATGACTCGGTTAACCCAATTCATATAATGGTCCACATCACGCTTGTCGCCGGTGAAGTGAATACGAACCTTCTCCGGCTGCCGAGGGAGCTTCACCTCGCCTTTAGGGGATTCCATTTCTCACCTCGTGTGAATTCGGATTTGAGGAAGTTCTCACGCACGCTGGGGGACTTGGAGCAAACCTCTCTAAATTTGCACCCTCCATAGTTTCCACAAGATGCCTCGTTCATGGGCCAGCTTCCGGAGGTCGCACAGGCTTCCATGGCGGAGGTCCAGACACGAAGGTCGGCGAGCCATTCTTCATTCTGATCAGGGGTTCGGAAAGTAAAACCCCGTGCGAACTCGGAATAACCAACGGATTTTGAATTTGGCCCCTTCACCTCCGCAGCGTCGATGATTACCCCACGCACCGGGGAGCCGATTACGATTTGCCCCGCGATGGAATAAAGGGACATTTGATTGTTCGGTGACCATTGGTCGAAGTAGTAAGCAGTCAACGCTGAGGTTGTGGTTTTTCGGTCCATCACAAAGAGGTTGTCTTGGAAGTTGACTATGCGATCGAGGTGCCCACAGAGGAGGTAGGGTTGGGCTGCTCCCCAATCCAACTCCAACCGGAAGCTAAGCTCACAAGCAGGCTTCCCATTCTCCAACACTACCGTCTCTGCTGGATCTGTTTCACGGGGATATTTATCAAGGTACCAAACGACAGTTCGAAGAAGGGACTCAAATGACTTGGCACGAATCGATGGTTTCGCCTCCGAGACGTCCGGGTAATCCTCACGGTTGTCACAAAGCCACCGGACGACTTGAAAAACAGCTTCTTCATGGTCATGATCTTCAAGTCGAAGGATGTCGTAGTTATGAAGCGCCGCATGGTAGAGGATCCCGAATTTGAGATGCACCGACTCGTCCTTCGACTGCCAGCCCTCGATCATGATGTAGTAGTAGAGCCTCGGGCAGGCTTTGAAATACCCTATACTCGTCGAATCGAGGGCGAATTGGATATCGGTCCCTGGGAGGAACGGAGAGGGGGCGCTGCCTTCTGGTAGTGTGAGTTCGGGGTCCATATAAGATGTTCCTTTTTGTGAAGGTTACGACGTGCTGCACGATAGGTGGTGGAGGGTCGAGGCATTAGAACCTCCTCTTGAGGGGTGCCTTCGGTGGCTGCGCTCCTTTAATCACCTTCATCACATCCGCGAGGGCATCGTCATCGATTGAGCGGGCCTTCTTCCCCCCGGATTCGTAGATCGCACGCTGCCGACGGATATCAGCCACGATGATTTCAATCTCCGGTGGGGAGGGTGGGATGCCCTCGGCGAGGCGGCGCATGACTTCGTTGAGGTCGTTCATTGGCTCTCCTTTAAGCCCCCAGGGGCGGGATGGTTGGGCCTACCCCTGGGGTGTCAGGGTAAACATAACCGCGGATACGGTTGAACAGTCCTTCTACGGAACCAATGGACCTGCCATCATCAGCGAGAGGGAGTCATTCCTTCTCGGACGGCTAAGAAGCCGTTTCGGCACTATTCCGCAGCGTCATCGAGTTCGGAGAGGCTTTCAACGATCATGGAGTCGATCGAGGCGTGCTCAACGTAAACCCACCACGCACCCTCGGTGTCTTCCTTGATTCGCACGACAAGGGGGTCGTAAACCGAGCGACCATAAAGAGGGTCCCCTTCGTCGTAGATCTGAGTATTATCCCTCCGATCCACGGTGCGTGCGTAGTGCAACCTCGAGCGGAAGGTGCACGCCGCAGCGTAGTCGGGGAACTTAATTCGGATTCCCTTGAGGTCATCCTTCGCCCGATCAAGGGCATCGTAGGCATCGCCGTAAGAGAGCCGTGTGGTGGGGGCTGTCATCGAATGTCCCTTGAGTTGATGAGGAAGAGTTCGTTTTTCGCACGGGTCATGATCACATATCGAAGGTTCATCTCCTGTTCCTCCGGGTCGATCATCCATTCATCGAGGAAATAGACCCGATCCCACTCCAGGCCCTTCGCCTTGTGCCCGGTAAGTAGGTCAATGGTGCCCTTTTGGTCAAAGAGATGCTCGATGTAAGCCAGAGCGTGCTTCAACGTCGGCCCATAGTGGGCAAAGACCCGCATACAGTCCGCGATATCCTTGGAGGTTTTGCTCCCGGCCTCCAGCCGCTCCCCTTCCCAGTCCTCTATCGCGGAGAGGGTGGAGTCTTGAGACATGTCCTCCGGTCCCAGCTTTCGCATAATCCCGGCCACTTTTGGCCCCATATCAGAACCATGCACACGAACGCTGCGGCCAGCGCCAAGCAAGCGTAGGGCCAGGCGGAATAGCGGCGCGTTGTTGCGGCAGATAATCGCGGAGTTGTCGAGGATTCCTCCGAGGGTGGGGTTTTTAAGCTCTCCAACAAAGCCTCCAGGTTTGGACCATTTGAAATGCGGAACGCGCCAGTGGACGGAGCGGACTACGGCTTCGGGGCAGCGGAAGGAGACGGAGAGGTCTGATACTGACATGGCAAATCTCTCACGAAGATAATGCATTCCCTCTTGCCGTGCACCGCGAAAGCCGTAAATAGACTGCCAAGGGTCACCAACAGAGATGAGCCGGCCCCTGGCAAGCTTGTCGAGCATCGCATGGTTAACGGGAGAAAGGTCCTGAGCCTCGTCAACCATGACGCATGGAAATCTAGGGAATGTTCCTCCAAACAACGCGGGCATGTATATTTGATCATTATAGTCAATGTACCCTCGGTAGGCGGTTTTGATGGAGAGAATGAGGAGGGCATCGATTAGGTCCTTGGCTAATGGGGAAGGAGGCTCATCGAGAGCAAGGGCCAGAGCATCCCAATCACAAAGGCGATTAGCATTGGGATACTTGCCATCAGGGATATAACCCAAGGCTTTGGCGAGTTCAATTCCTTGTCGTACCATAGATAATTCCATCCACGCATCGGATTGATCCGGTTTGGACCACGCGGAGATGTGCTCACGGAACTGCTCCATGGTTTTCTTTGGGTTGAGGGTTAAGTGGCCTTGGGCGGCTTCCCAAATTCCATGCCCACATCCGTTGAGGGTTTTGATCTTGGTTGTGGAGGAGAACTCCCCGGAGTTGATGGCTTCGTCAGCGTTGCGTTTGTTGAATACAAGGTAGAGGATATTGGATTTGCGGCCAAGGACGCCATCGATCATCTTGAGCGTGGCGGTTTTGCCGGTACCCGCAAGGGCGTTGATTTGAAGGTTGCCCTCAGCGCGAGCGGCATCGAGGATAGCAACCTGCTCATCGGTGGGGGCTAGACGTGTGGATGGGGAGAGCATCACACCCGTCTCCCATATGGGCTTTCCTTAACAGCTTCCCGCAATTCTTGAACTGTTGCATCTTCAGGACAGTTTTGTAAAAAGCGAAAGATTAGATGCGCAACCGCTTTCTCTCTAACTTTCGATGTTGTTGATGGAGGATTAAGTTTCAACCCTCGATCATCATCGCTAGCGGCGGTAGTCTCAATGATTTCATTAATGTTGATTTCGGGCATCAAAACCTCCTCTTGATTGGCTCACGTTGGACCTTCAGCCCAAGGGCAACGAGGTCGATCTTATCTACAGGGGTGCCCTTGTTATCCTCAAGGAGGCCAAGGGTATGGGAATAGACTCGGCCCATCGCGGGGCGCTCAATGGCAGTTAGGATTGCCTCGCATGGACTCTCCGCCGTGGCGGTGTGGGCAAAGCCCTCATCGTCGATCATACAAACGTACCAATCCCCTGGGGCAAGTTGGCAGAGTGAGCCAACCAGCCAGCCGGTGGAATTCAGGGAGAGGATGAGGGTTTCGAGGGTCATCGAGTTACCATATTGTCAATACGCGTCTGGATTAACGCCTCTGCCGCCTTTTCCAGCACCGCGATAACCTCTTGCTCGGTCCTGCCGGGGGTGTCATTCCACTCCGCCAGATTCTCTTTGATCAAGGCATAGACTGCATATGCCGCATTCGTGTAGTCCGGTTCCTCGGCATTACGGTAGAGCGCACCGGACAGGCAGACCCGTCCCTGGCGGTCGCGTGTTACGTGTTGGCACCAGCCGTGATCGCGGATGTATTGCGCAGCGTTCAGCAGGACCTTTTGGTGCGGTTTCAGGTCCCATTTAGGGTCGTGGAGCATCATCTCATCCTCCAATTGGACGGCCTAGCCTCCCAATAGGCTAGGCCGTCGTTACAATTACGCGGTTTTGCGTTTACGCCGTGCGAGCGCAACGATGCCGGCGAGGCCTGATGCAAGCAATGGTAGGGTTGCCGGTAGGGGCGTGACCACACTAGCATTGAGGTTGGCGAACTCAAAGGCGTTGAGTGGGGAGGTCATCCTCACCGAGGAGAACGTTGCCCCCGATACCGAGAAGTCCACCAGGTCATGGCCAAACGTTTGAATAGCGAGGTCGGTGCCGATGACATCGCCCAGGTCGACACCTGACCCATTCAGACCAGTGAAGAACGATAGCGTGTTATAGGCGTCCGGAGACCCCCATAGGATGGTCAGTTCATTTGAAGGGTCGAAATTGAAGATCGCATATCCGCCAGCCTGAATCGACGTGTATGGCAAACTGGCCCACGCTCCCAATCCATATCCGCCGTCGCTCAGAAGGACAGCGCCGCCTCCTGGGTTTGCGTTCTCGAAAGGCGATCGGTTCACGCCCGGAACCTGACCAGTTAAAATGCTGGTGCTTGTGCTAGAGGTTGGACTTGGATTGGAACTCGACGCAGGCAATGTTGTAGGTGTGTAGTCTGCGGTATTTTCCACGAACGTGATGGCCGCAGCGGTGGCCTGCTGTACGAGGAACACGGAAGCTGTAGTGAGTAGCAAAAACTTTCTCATTTGGTTTCCTTTCGCGAATGTGTCGGTTATACTTTGGTCTTCCCAAGCCGTTTAGCATTCAGGCATGTCAATCTCCTTTTTCCTGTTCCGATTTAGCTCGGCATACAGACGTTGGTAAAAATCAGCCCGTGCTCCGCGGCCTGTCTCCTCGGATTTTGGCCTCGTTTGTGTTTGCCTTGCTAGGCCGGAATTGGCGTGGGAGGCTATGAAAAATATAACCCCTAACGCCAGGGCGCTGACCACGAGAAATTCTATCATTGTCGAAGGTTCCTTACTGAGGCAGTTGCGAGTTTGGTGACGTTGATTTGGGTTAGCTTCAGCATCTCCCCGATGGCGAGGAAGCCCTGCCCACGGATGGGCTGGTCGTTGGATTTGTTGAGATGGCCGATCATATAGGCAGCCTCCTCAGCCATGCGGAGGTGTTCAAGAAGCTGGGCGAAGGTATCGGCCTCGGAGATAGCTCCGCCGATGGTTTCATAAGGGAGTCGGTTGGTCATGAGTCCACCTTCGTGATACGTACGGAGACGACAAAGGAAGCATTGTAACGTGCGATTATATTTCCATTGTTAATAAGATCCAGAAACGAACCATTCCAAGCCCAGGTGGTGTCCAAAGGATAGTTGTCCTCGTATAGTTCATCATCTATGCACAGCGTCACGCACAGTTGTTTGGTCATAGGATTCCCTTCCTGCGTAAGATTTCCAGGGCCTTGGATTTCGACTCAGCCGACACCTCCGGCTTGACCCGTTTGGGCTCCATAGGGAAGGTTGCCCGCGAGCGGCCGTTGGTGGGTTGGTTACGGGATTCGCGATCAAGGAGTTTGAGGACCTTGGACAAGGCACCTTCGGTTTTATCAAACTTCGTGATAAGGCCGCTGGCCAGTTCAACGTAAATCGCCCCTCGATCGTGCCAGATCCGGCAGGAGTAGGATGGGGAGTTTGCGAAGGTTGGGACTACCATGGTGTGAGCCTTTGTTCCATGAGGAGATCGACTTCCTTGCGCAGCTTGGCGATTTCGAGGAGGGCTTCTTCGAATTTACGGAACATTTCCTCGGCGTGCCGGCGCTCAGCCTGCCGCGCTGCGACCCAGGTGCGTGTTATGTCCCAGTCATCGAAGGTCATGATCCGCTCTCCAATCGCTGGGCGAGTTCCTTTGCGAAGGTTGTTAAGGAAAAGGTCACGGGGTAATCGTGATCAAGCTCAATGAGCGTATCGCCGCTATCAACATTGCAGATGATGGTAAAGTTATTCTCCCGGAGGATGGAAATTATTTCAGCTTCAAGCTTGCGCCAAGTTGTCATGATAAGTCTCTCAATGTAGTGATAATATCCTGATCCCACACAACTTCACCAGCGGCGTTGTAGAGTGAAAAGAGCCCCTTAGTGATATCGACTGACAAGTCTCCTGGTGGAATATTCACGCGTGGGTCAGGGATGAAACCATAAAGCACAAAATCCAGTTCCCCATTATCATCCCAACCCGTTGCAGTTCCTATCCTTCGGCCGACAAGTGTCCATGTTCCTATCATCCGGCCGAGGAGTGTCCATTCAGTTCTTCCAGTCATGCTGTCCTCCATTCTAGGTACCATTATACCTGATAACGCGGGGAAAGTCAAGAACAATCCCTTACCTAGTCCGGCTGATATGGCCTAGTCGGGATGGATGGGTTGTGTCATCACGCCATCCCCTCGTTGCGTAGGAGGATGGCGCGGATGTCCTTCATGGTTTCCAGGATCGCCCGCAGCAAGCGGTCCCCCTCGGTTTCGTGGTCTGGGGGAGATGGTGGGAGGAAGATGATGGGCTTGCGCGCCTTGCGTGGCTTAGACATTGTAACCTCCATTGTGCTTGGTGGAAAAGGGGAGGGATTTGCGCCCTCCCCTGGGGATTAAATAGCTCGCCATTGTTCTGTTGAAAAGTAAGTGTCCCCACGAGGATATGTTGCGAGAACTAAAGCCCCGTTGGGTAATCTAATCCATACCCAACGTGATCGGCCAGTGGAAGCATTGGCGTTGCCAATGCGAGAGCTAAGTACAAACTCTACAGCCTCTCGTGGAGCATATTGTTGCCAGTGCCCTTTAGCATTTGAAGCGCCTTCTTCGTAAACAACCCACTGAGGTTCAGTCATTGTGTCCTCCACAATGAAAATGGGGAGGGATTGCTCCCTCCCCTGATTGCATCAGGCTGCGATGGCGACCTTGACTGAATTCAACTTCGATTGAACATCATTGGCGGTATTGAACCAATGATCCCTTGCTTCCGACATATTCCGAAGGGCATCCTCCAGTTCCATGATTTTGAGTTGTGCGTCGTCACGCTCCCTCTTGGTGGTATCAAGGGTCTGAGCCGTGGCGATGAACTGATTGTGCCAGTTATCGCTTGTGCCAACAGCGATGCTGTGCAGATTGGCCGTTGTGGCATGATTACTGCGCTCCGTATCGAGGTCGGCTCGGAGTTGGGCGTTCTCATCCTGAAGGGCCTGACGCTCAGTGCGAAGCCGCTGGACTTCCTCATCCAACCTCGCAGTGGTCTCACGATAGACCTCGACATCGTGCTTGAGCTGCTCGACCACAGTGCGAAGCTCCTCCACCTCCTTCGCAAGGGTGGATGCCTGGATCACGCTGTCCGCAAGACCCTGGAAGAACTTGGACACGGAGGTGGCGTCGTCGGCGTTGAAAGACATGGAAGGGGACTCCTGGGTTGTGGTAGGAATGGTTTCCTGGGTGGTAGGAATGATAGTGGTGGCTGGACGGATGGTGATGCCAACGAGATTTCCGTCGGTATCAAGCTGTCCAGAGACGAAATGCTTGCCCTTGGCACAAGGGAAGTACAACTCCCCATGGTATTCATCGTATTCGAGCGTAACCGGCCCACTTGCGCAGTCAAAGCCATGAAGATCAACGATATCACCGACTTTTAGATCGCTGATCTTGGCCCATTCGGGATGATCCCCATAATCATCCACTCTAAGTTCCGAATGTATATACATAATAGTTCTCCTTACGTTGCCCTACTACAGGGAATGGGCAGTTTAGCGTCATACCCAGGACATTCCCAGATCAGCAGCTAGCTTTAGAAGTGCTAGATCGTGCTAGAAGGAATGCAACCGGTCGCAAGATTAAGTGGTCATGACTCCACTTAACGATTAGTGCGCTGTGGCTTGGGCAGGCTTGCCCTTGCCTTTAGCAACCTTCACAGCCGCTGCAACGTCCTCCGCAGTGGCAGTGTCCTTCTTTTTCCTCGTTGGCGCAACCTTAGGCTTGGCGGTCTCCGCGGAGGCAATAAGATCAGCCAACGCAGTGCCTTCCTTTGGCTTCGCAATGATGCTCTCACGAGCCTTCATCTTCGCGACATTCTCTCGCGCCTTGACGAGATAGGAATCATCCTCGGCGATAAGCTCGTCCGCCGCGGCTGTAATCACACTGGACTTGATGCCGGTGATCTTCTTTCCCGCCTCACGGAAGGCAGCCTTCACTGCTTCCCGCGCCAAGCGCCGGGCCTCGGTAGTCACCTCTCGGCCTTCCTTGGCCGCCGCCTTGCGTTTCTTAAGGTTGCCCTCGACAAGGTTCTTCAGGTTTTCCTCGCCCTTCGCGAGAGCAGCGGACTGTGCTTCGGCGAGTTCATCGCCATCAAGATCCTTCACCGTGATCTTGCTCATGTTCTTATTCAGGAGGGTTTTAAGGCCTTCCTGAAAAATCGCTGCGTAGATTTCATCCGAGAACGCCTCGGTGTCCACGCTTATATTCTTCTTCGCTTTGGTGATAGCAACTGCTATCATAGGCATATTGGTGGCTCCTATTGGTTGGGCCAAAGGCATCCTAGGACTCTTTCATACTCCCTCCTATTGCTGCCGAAGGCTGTGCTAGGGATTGCACGATCTAAGCCCCCGTAAGGGCTTAGGGCTTGCAATCACTGTGGTACAACGGTAAGAATGATGGAACTAGGACCGTGTGTGGTGCTTTCAAGACAATGCACTGTAGCATTATCCACAATCGCACCCAGTCCGTCTATCAGTTCAGCATGTGTTGCATACTCTCGCGCTGTCATTTCAAAGTCTGTGCCGTTAGCTTGATTGACTGTGATGTATACTGCATACATGGCTTTCGGTCCCTGGGGATTGCACGATCAAGGGGAGGGATAAGCTCCCCTTGGGCTTGCAATCAAGCAACAGTTGCTCCTGATACAGGCTTTGTACGTGGGAGAGCTTTTATTGCGTCCTCAATATCCACAATACTCACACCCCGTTTCAGTGCATCACCAACGACTATTAAAGTCGTGGCCATTCTATAGGCTGAAGGCGATGTAGTCATTTCTTGTACCATAAGAACTTTAGGCTTAGTCATGTTGTCCTCCGTTCAACGTATGATAGCTTGCACAACGTTATTGACCCGTATCGCATAGGCAATCCATCGCTTCGCAAGGGGCATATCCTGCCACACCACCGCAATATGGTTCGCCTTATCATAACAAATCTCCCGGATCATTTCAAGCACGCTCCCAAGCCCTTGGCTATCAATCATCCGTTCGAGTTGTTCCGAGGGTGTCCAAGAGATCGGGGTAGAGGTGATAGGTATCGTCCGCACTCCCGGCAATATTGCTTCCGCTTTGGTCATCTTCCCATCCTTCGCTTTGCCTGTTCAATCCACTTGGGATCACTACGTATCATTTCCGCTGCCTGAATACGCAATACCCGCCGTGTTGTATGGATAGTCAACCCACGCTCGGACTTAATCCAATCCATCGCAAGCTGCATGGCTAATTCCCATACACGCACATCGCTAAGGTTTTGGATTTCCATTTACTGTTCCCCGATTTCAACTCACAGTATATCAAACTTCACCACCATTTGCAACAACAATCGCACCACGCACCGTACATAACCATCGCCCAGACCGTTGATGCACCTCGCGAAATGTCCGCCCTGATGTCATCAGAATATAACGATCCTACTCTCATCCTACCCTCATGTGACCCTCATAGTCTAGTCCGAGCTGTTTGGGCACCTATCTCGAATTTCGCGGAGTGGGCGGGTCTTACTGTTCTTAATTTTTTTTTTTTTTTTTTTATCATAAGGAACACTATCCCAAGGTTTCAATAAAATCTGCGGGAGAGGGCCACTTCAGCCCGACTAGACTATGAGGGTAGCATCAGGGTAGGATGAGAGTAAGATATTTATTTTCTGATGACACCAGATAGGTCCGACCTGCTCGCCGCCGTCGTTGCTACAAGGCCCTCCATTCCGCCAGCCGCGACCCGTAGTGCGCTGGCCACCTCGCCCCGCTACCCACCTAGCGGCCTGATCTAAAACGCGCCAGCGACCTCGCCAAGGCGTTTTAGATCAAACCGTGAACACACAGAACGCAAGAAAACGGGCACACTCTGCCCGTTGACTTGCCATGATGTATTGGCTCTAGCGTAACTTTGTCGAGCCATCCCATAGTTCTGGGCGATAGCCTTTATCGAATAGGGCTTCGAATATCATTATCGCCGCGTTCCACGTTTCGACCCTGCAATAGTGCATCCGGCCATAGTGCAGCCATTGGATTGAATATTGCTTATCCATATCGATACCTCAACCATTGATACCGATGCAACGCTCGCCACACTTGGCCCAAGGCCCTTCGCCGTGACTTACGACGCATGGCCGCCGCTCACCTGCGCCGCGATGAAGTCTGCCAAGCTGCCCTTGCTCTGCTTCGTCTTGGCCGGCTTACGATCATCCTCCACCAACGCCGCACTAAGCTTGCCAAACCGATAACCAAAGACCATCCGCTTGCCCTGCGGAATATCCAAGCTCGCAACGGCCGTTGCCTCGAACGCCTCTCTAAGCGCCGCTGCCTTGCGCTGCGCGGCCTTGTACTCGCCATACGCTTTCTGCGCCTCAACATCCAGCGTCTCGACATCGATGTCCATCCAATTCGCATCGCTCATGTGTATCGCTCCAATGATCGGAACAGGGATTGCCCGATCGACGAGCCGATCATAGCCCAGACAAACCGTGAACGCCGTGCTCATTTCGCCAGGCAGCCATGCGCCCACCGCATGGCGTTCGCGGAACGTTACATGAACGAACCCACGCGAGAGCCACCCCCACCCCCAAAAATCGACCCTCGTCGCCAGGCCACTACCCCTCCGCGCAAAAATATTAAAATTTACTTTTCGGGCCTCCCTTTTTGCTTGACTTCGGAGGATTGGGGGTGCATAATGATGGGAGAATTGAAACAGGTGCGCGGGAAGATGTATATTGAGATGTATGGCAAGCGGAGCCGAGGGAGCCAGCCGCATTCGTTGCGCCAGCTAGTCGCGGAGGACGAAGTCGTCGCCAAGCGCGGAAAGCCGAGCCTGCCGAAGTTGAAATTCATGGAGGGGCTTGGCCCCGAGGATCCGAGATATGACGCGGACGCGCGGGCGGCCTAAGGGGGGATATATCCCCGATGAAGATCGGCGCCCAGCCTTGCAGCGCATCAAGGAGCGTCATCGGCTGCTCGCGAAGTACATCGCTGCGGGGTTGACGCGGAATGAGATCGCGGCCAGGCTCGATTACACCCCCGAGCGGGTGGGGCAGCTTTCCCTCGACCCAGCGATGCAGAATCTCGTAGCCCAGTTCCGTAATCACGACCACGTGCGTGAGATGGCTGGGTTCGATGAGATCGCGCTCCTACGCAGCGTCTCGGTGCAGAACGCTCTGCGCTCCGCCATGGCGATGCAGGACACTCTCAACTACTACGAAGACGCCGATGAGCGCATGCCTGTCCGTGAGAGCGCCAAGATCTTCGAGCTCTCCGCAGACCGCGTCGGCTTCGGGAAGCACGCAACCAACATCAACGTGAATGTTGATTTCGCAGCGCAGCTGGATCAAGCGATCGACCGATCTCGCAGCGCAAAGCTCGTCTCCGGGAAGTTGTCCTCCCCCGATCCTTCCCGTGAGGGAGGGGCTGGTGCCGCCCATACACCTCCACCAGCCCCTCAACTTTCGGCGCCGCAGGAAGGGGAGGAGCCTCGTGGGGAGGTTCTTCCCCGACCTGCTGTGAGGGCGCGCAGCGTCCAAGAAGATCGGCCTGCCCCCTTGCTTTTTCCCCGGAGGTTCTAGGCGTGGACGCCAACTTTGATCCACGTCTCATTGCCTGGCTGGCTTCGGTCTCCGAGGATCCATTTGCGTTCGTTATGGGTGCGTTTCCCTGGGGGCAGCCTGGGCGCCTCGCGGACGAGATCGGCCCCGAGGAATGGCAGAAAGCCCTCCTCGGCCGCATTCGTGATGGCCTCATCACTGCCGAGGCTGCGATTCAGGAGGCCACTGCCTCCGGCCATGGAGTTGGAAAATCCTGCTGCGTTGCCTGGATAATCCTCTGGGCTATCTCCACCATGACCGACACCAAGGGCGTGATCACCGCCAACACCGAGACCCAGTTGAAAACCAAAACCTGGGCGGAGCTCGGCAAGTGGTACCACCTTTTCATCGCGAAGGACCTGTTCAAGCTCACCGCCACCTCCCTCTTCCACCCCGAGCGGGAGCGCACCTGGCGCATCGACATGGTCCCTTGGTCCGAGCGCAATACCGAGGCCTTTGCAGGATTGCACAATAAAGGCAAACGAATCCTCCTCATCTTCGATGAAGCCTCCGCCATCCCCAACGTAATCTGGGAAACCTCCGAAGGCGCGCTCACCGATGAGGACACGCAGATAATCTGGCTGGTCTTTGGCAACCCAACCCGCAACGTGGGCCGGTTCAAAGACTGCTTCCCGGGCGGTGCCTTCTCCGCCTACTGGCACTCCACCGAGATCGACTCGCGCACCGTTCGCTTCACCAACAAAACCCAAATCGCAAAGTGGATCACCGCCTATGGCGAAGACTCCGACTTCTGCCGCATCCGCATTTACGGCCAGTTCCCGCGCGTTGGCGAGATGGAGTTCTTCTCTGCTGAAGATGTCCAGGCAGCTGCTCTTCGCGATGCTGTTTCTGGTATATCTGATCCCCTTGCTCTTGGGGTTGATGTTGCACGCTATGGGAAGAATTCTTCTGTCATCTACCCACGCAAGGGAAGGGATGCTCGGACTTATGATCGGCAGCGGTACCAAGGACTGAGCACGGTTCAACTCTCCGATCGGATTTTCGAGGCCAACTTCACCTACCACGCGGATGGGATCTTCATCGATGGTGGTGGCGTGGGCGGGGGCGTCGTAGACCAAATCCGTGCGAAAGCCCTCCATTGCTACGAAGTCCAGTTCGGTGCGAAGGACGATACCCCGCACCACACCTGGGGCAGCCAAGGCGAGCGCTACGCAAACAAGCGCTCCGGAATGTACGGCGCAGCACGCGCGTGGCTCAAAACCGGTTGCATCCCCAACGACCCCGATCTCCTCCGCCAATTTAGCTCCATCAAATACATCATCAACAAGCGCGATGAAATCCAGCTGATCTCCAAAGAGGACATGCTGAAGCTCGAGCCCGATCTCGAGCTCGACGACATCGACGCCTTCGTCACCACCTTCGCGCACGCGCTGGCGCCGCATGAATTTGCCGGTGGCGAGCACGCTCGCAAGCCCCTCGTTGAGCACGAATACGACCCCTATCGCACCTTCGAACTGGAGGACGCATGATCGCTCAGTGGAAGAACGACTGTTGCGAAGCCTGGACTCTCGACGACGGAACCTTGGTTGTTAGGATTCGGGTTCTGGATAACCGAGAAGAGGCTGGGTTTTATTATGAAGTCAACACCCTGCCTCCGATTAAGGCTGAAGCCGCATGAGCCTCTCCGCCCCCACTCCCACGCCTCCGGCACCGGTGCTGCCCGCAGCCACCCCTGCGGCCCCACCTGCCTTCGGTGCGCAGTCGGCCCCTGGGCAAAAGCCAAAAGCCAAAGCCAGCCAACCAACATTCTTGGGGGCCCAGCTTTCCTCCAATCCCTCCAACACGGGTCAGAAAACCCTCCTCGGCCAGTGATGCCCGTAGTCCCGATCACCAAGAACCAGCCCTCCGCTCCCGCTCAGCCTATGCCCTCTGAGCCAGCGCTCCTGATGGCCCTCGCCGAGATGCACCGTCAGGGCCGATTTGAAAAGCCCCCCGCAAAGGAACCCACGTAGTGCAATACGGCTCCGCTGCAGCCACCTCTACCTATCCCAACCTCTCCCCCGAGGCACGGGCAAAGGTGCGCCGCGCGACCAACCGTCTTGCCCCGGGCCCAGCTTCCGATCCCGACCTCGCCTTCCGTCGAGCCTCAGAGAGTAGGCTTATAGGTCTGCGGGTGAACCGCTACTCTTGGTGGGTACACTGGCGCGAGCTCGCTGACTACGAACTCCCTCGTCGCTATAAATGGCTGATCACCCCAAATCAGATGGCTCGAGGCTCTCCGATCAATGCCCATATTCTGGACTCAACTGGCTCCATGGCAGCACGGAACTTATCTGCTGGGATGATGATGGGGTGCAGCGATCCTACCAAGAGGTGGTTTCGATACAAACTAGGCAGACTGGATTCTACACAAACCTCACCGGTGTCCTTATGGCTCGCTGAGGTCGAACGCATCATCGGCTTGGTCCTCGCTGAATCCAACTTCTATGACGCCCTCGCCATCTTCTACTTCGACCTCGTCGTCTTTGGCACAGCCTCGATGCTCATCTACGAGGACTTCGACAATGTCATCCGATGCGTCAATCCTTGCCTGGGCGAGTATTATGTTGATAACGATGGTCAACTTCGCCCTTGCGTCTTTGCTCGGGAGTTTACTTACACTGTTTCGCAGGCTGCGGAAGAATTCGGGGTGGAGAACCTTTCCCCGTCGACAGCCTCCCTCTGGGCTCAAGGCGGCACCTCCCTAACTCGCGAACTGGTCATCGCCCATATGGTCGAGCCCAACATCGACGGAAGGACATACGGTGTCCCAGAATCCTTCGCCTATCGAGAATGCTATTGGGAGTGGGGTGGCTCTGCATCTCCTCAAGGAGGCTCATCATACAGCCCGGGTCTACTCCGCAAGCGAGGTTTTCATGAGTCGCCCGCCATCGTCACGCGATGGGATCTCGTATCTAATGATGCGTACGGTCGATCCCCTGGTATGGACGCTCTACCCGATATCAAACAGCTGCAACTAGAAACCAAGCGGCTCTCGCAGGGCATTGACAAAATGGTCAACCCTCCGATGATCGCGGATGTCCAACTGAAAAACCAACCCGCCTCCCTGCTCCCTGGCGGCGTGACCTACGTCTCAGGCATGATCGCCCAGGGCAAAACTGGCTTCGCTCCGGTCTACACCGTCGATCCCAAGGTCAACGAAATGCGGGAGCAGCTTGGGGAAGTCCGGGCTCGCATCGGGAGCACCTTCTACAATGACCTCTTCAAAGTCATCTCCCAGTTCGAAACGCGCTCGAACGTTACCGCTACCGAAATCGACGCTCGCCGGGCCGAAGCAATGCTCATGCTCGGTCCAGTGCTTGAGCGACTCAATCATGAGGGATTTGCCAAGATACACGATCGGGTCTTCGGCATTGCGTCGCGTGCAGGCATCTTGCCGCCAGCGCCAGCAGAGGCTCAAGGCAAACACCTCACCATCGAATTCACCTCCATGATCGAGTTGGCCCAAAATGCGAATCAAGCCTCTGGGATTGAGCGTCTATTCAACATGGTGGGAGCGCTCGCCGGGATTGACCCCGCAGCTGTCGATAACGTTGACATTGACTATGGACTCGATAAGGTATCGCACCTATACAATAACGATCCCAAGCTTATTCGTTCGCCTGCTCAGCTGGCTGCGATCCGCCAGCAACGCGCAGCGCAAGCCCAGCAAGCCCAACAGGCCGCCCAAGCCGACACCGCACAGAAACTAGCCGCAGGTGCAAAGACCCTCTCCGAAGCCCAGCCCGGTTCCGGCTCTCTCCTCACCAAACTAACCGGTGCGGCATGAAACAGTTCGAATACAGAAATGAACTAGTCGAGGGCCTCGGTTACAGCACAGACGAGGAAGCCACCGTCGCCCTCAACCGCTTTGGCAAAGATGGCTGGAAAGTGTTTCAAATGTTCGTCGCTGGTGCCAATGCCCGAGTCTGGATGCTCAGGGAGATCGTCGACACATGAAAACACTCCTCGTCCTCCTATTGATCGCTGGCTCCTATCCCGATTCCCAACTCAAGAGCTGGTTTGACTCACTTAGAAGTGAAAAGGGTCCTTGCTGCTCCTTCGCTGATGGACGCACCGTTGCAACCGACGATTGGGGAATCAAAGGCGCTCACTATTGGGTAATCGTTGACGGACAAAAAATAGTCGTTCCCGACGACGCACTTATCTCCGCTTCCAATCGTCTTGGCCAGGCTATCGTTTGGCCTTACGAATATGAGGGACAGCTTGCCATCCGCTGTTTTATCCCCGGAGCCGAGACGTGAATGACCCCTACAACGCAGCCGACCTCCGAGCCCTTCGTCGTGCGACCCGCGCTGCTAAGCACGCTGAAGCAGAGCGTCGCGTTGTTATTTTTAACCTCATGGCTTCTCCTGGTGGCCGGAATTGGGTACACTCTATCCTTGCCGACTGCGCCATATTCTCCACAACCTTCACGGGTGAAGCGCTCTCTGGTGCGTTTAATGAAGGCAAGCGAAGTGTGGGTCTGCAACTTCTTACTGACGTGGTGCGATGGGCCCCCGATCAATACATCCAAATGATGCGTGAGCAAACCGATAAGGAACAAGCAAATGCCCGACGAGACGACAGTGGACACAGCGGGAGTGACGCGAACGGCGGAGGGTCAGATCTCGGACGGCCAGACGACGCAGACGGATCAGTCACCTTCGAGTACGACCCCGGAGACGACGGAGTCGGGGAAGACACTACTCACTGAGGACAAGTCCCCTGAGAAGGCGGAGGTCAAGGCAGTCGAAGGCGCGCCAGAAAAGTACTCCGACTACAAACTCCCCGACGGCGTTACCCTCTCGCCCGAGGTCAAAACCGAAGCCGACAACCTCTTCAAAGGCCTGGGCCTTTCTCAAGACGCTGCTCAGTCCCTTGTCGATTTCTATGGCAAGCAAATTTCCGAACTCTCCTCCGCCCCAGCCAAGGCCTATCAAGAAATGACCGACGGCTGGCGCAAGGATTCCGAATCGCACCCCGACCTGCGTGGCAAGCTCGGCCCGGGTCAGGAGATCAACGTTCGCATATCCAAGGCCCTTGATGGCCTTGGCGATCCGAAGCTGGCCTCAGACTTCAAAGCAGCCATGGACCTAACCGGAGTCGGCAACCACCCTGCCTTCATCCGCGTTATCTCCCGGCTCGCCGAGAAGGTAACTGAGGGCACGCACGTTGCAGGTAATGGTCCGTCTAAGGAGGGTCAATCCCAGTCCGGACGTACGGCGCCACCATCCGCAGCCGCTGCCATGTGGCCAACGCTCCCTTCCTCAACCAGGCAATAGGAAACCATAACTCATGGCTACCATCGGCAACGTCGCGCTGACGTACGCAGACTGGGCCAAGCGGCTTGATGACGGGTACAAGGTCGCCCGTATTATCGAGCTCCTTTCCCAGACGAACGAAATCCTCGAGGACATGATGGTCGTCGAGGGGAACCTCCCAACCGGGCACAAGACCACCGTCCGAACCGGCCTGCCCCAGGCCACTTGGCGCCTGCTCAATCAAGGTGTGCCGAATGCAAAAAGCACCACGGCTCAGATTGTGGATACGTGCGGTAATCTTGAGACGTATTCGGTTATTGACAAGGACATCGCTGATCTCAACGGCAACACCGCCGAGTTCAGACTCTCCGAAGTCAAGGCCTTCCTCGAAGGCATGTCCCAGCAGATCGCCGCGACAATGATCTACGGGAACCAGTTCGTGAACCCAGAGCGGTTCACCGGGCTGTCCCCTCGATACTCCACGAAGACCACCGCCAGTTCTCAAACCGCTAACAACGTCCTCGATGGCGGCGGCGCAGCCTCGACCAACACTTCGATCTGGCTCAAGGTCTGGGGCGACGACACTGCCCACGCAACCTTCCCTAAGGGCAAGATCACCGGCCTTCAGCACCGCGACATGGGTGAGTGGCCGGTAACCGATGCCTCGGGCAACACCTACCAAGCCTATCGCGATCACTTTAAGTGGGAGATCGGTTATGTCCTCCGCGACTGGCGTTATATCGTCCGGATCGCGAACATTGACATCACCCAACTCACCGGCGTGTCCGCGGCTAACCTCATCAACCTCTTGGTCCGGGCCATCTACAAACTCCCGACCCAGCCCGTCTCAGCCGGCACCATCCAGACCTCCGACACTCCTGAGGTCCGTGCGAACATGGGCCGCTCCGTCATCTACTGCAACCGTGTCATCCGAACCTACCTCGATCTTCAGGCGATGAACAAAACCAACGTCCTCCTCCGCATCGAGGAGTTCGATGGCAAACCCGTCACCACCTTCCGCGGCATCCCGGTGCGAACCTGTGACGCCATCCTCAACAACGAAGCAGCGCTCACTTAAGGGAGGCATGCACCATGATCCTCGACGCACTCCTCGCCTTCGACACCGGGTCTCTCATCACGGCGTCAGGCACTACCCAAGACTCCGCAAACATCATCGACCTTGGCAACCTTGGTTTGCCAACCACCTCCGCGACTATCCTTGGCGTAGGCCAAGCTCGCGATATCGGCATCGGTGACGATCCAGCCCTCAAGCTCCTGGTCCAAGTCATCACCGCTGCCTCCACCGGCACCTCGATGACCGTAACCCTCGAGGGCGCAATCGACACTGCCGCTGGCGTCCCATCCACCTTCTCCGTCTGGTGGGTCTCTCCAGCCTACACCACCGCCCAGCTTGTCGTTGGCGCCCGCTTGATGGATATGGACATGCCTCGTCCACCCGCTGGCGTGGCTGTCCCGCGCTTCCTCAAGTTGGTCTACACCACCGTCTCCACCTGCAACCCAACCATCGCAGCCTACATCGTCCTCGACCGCCATGATCAAATGTACCAATCCACCAAGAACGCGGTCCTCGGCGGCTACCCTGCTGGCATCACGGTGGCGAACTAACATGAAGAAACTCCTCCTTGCCCTTGTTGCTTCCCTCGCGTTTGCGGGGGCGGCCCAAGCTCAGGTCTCCTGCGTTGGCGTTGGTGGCGTTAACAACGTCCCCCAAGTCGGCGTCACCTGTACCCAGGAACCCTCCGTCGCAACCTATGCCGCCACTGGCGTAGGTATCATTCCTGCTGCTTCCGCAACCGACATCGCTTGCATCGCAGGCTCTGCTACCCGCGTGATCCGTGTCCAATCGGTTCGTGTCAGCGGTAGTGGCACAGCTATCTCCGTCCCTGTGCTGATCAAGAAGAACGCCTCCGCCGATACCGGTGGCACTCCTGGTACTGGTGTCGTCCTCCCTGTAGCCTACGCTTTGGACAGTACCAACCCAACCTCCACCGCAACCCTCGTCTCCTACACAGCCAACCCTACCATTCCTGACTCTGCCCCTGGCATTATCAGCAGTGCCAACCTTGGCTTGGTCGCAACCACCGTCGGTGCGGCGGTAACCCCCTACGTCCTGTTCGACTACGCCGAGCGGACTTTCTCCGAAGCCCCAACTCTACGAGGCGCAGCGCAGCAAATCTGCGTGAACCTCAACGCCACTTCACCCACCGCTCTTCTCAACGTAACATTCCGCTGGACGGAGGCACCACAATGAAAAAGCTCCTACTCCCCTCGGCTGTGATCCTGGCCCTTGGCCTGGCTTTAGCCTTTGCTCAGAACATCAACAAAGCAGTCCAACTCTCTCAGGACCCAACCGGTCTTATCGGCTACGATACCTCTAACAATATCTACCTCCCTAACCACCTCCTTACCACAACCCGAGGTGGCCCACCTCCGACGGTGGCAGCAGCCAATTGCGGTACGACCTCTCCATCTGTTGTCGGCACCGACTTCGCTGGGGTCATCACCGTCGGCACTTCCGCCACCACCTCCTGCGTGCTCACCTTCGGCACGCCCTTTGTCACCGCTCCGGTCTGTCTCCTGACCCCGAAGTCCGCAATCCTTGCGGCCCTCTCCTATGCCACTGCCACTACTACCCTAACCATCACCCAAACCTCGACCGCTAACAATACCATCGCCTATATGTGCGTTAGCTCGTCGTAGGAGACCCCGATGCGAAACCTTGGACTGGCGCTTTTCCTCGCTGCTCTCCTGGGCATAGCGCCAGCCCAGGCTCAAATCGTCACTACCGCCCCATTCCCGCAGGGAGGCCAACCCAATAACCTCGTTGCCTCGGCAACTGGCACCACTGGTTCCTTCACCGCAACCCTCACCGGCGTTGCAGGCAAGTGGACCTATCTCTGTGGCTTCGTCGTTACTTCCGCAGGCACCACCTCTGCTACCCTCGGCAACATTGCAATCACCGGCACCCTCGCTACCATGAACTATGAATACGCCTTTGTCTCCTCTGGCCAGGGCATTCTCGGCGTCGCCTTCCCGGGTTGCATCTCTTCCTCCGCAGTCAACACCTCCATCGTTGTAACCCTCCCTGCTGGGGGCGCTGGCACTGTCGCCGCGATAACCGCATGGGGGTATACAAATTGACCCGCCTATTCACCCACCTAACCGCTCTTCTTTTGATCTTCTCTGTATCCGCCTCGGCGCAACTCCTTCGCGGAGTCACCGACTCCCTCTCTGGCGGAGGCACCCCTGTTGGTCCAACCTGCGCAGGGGTAATTGACCTTTCCGTGGGCTGTGCGCTGCCCATGCTTGGAGGTGCGCCATGAACAAATGGCATCTACGCTTTCTCCGCTTGGCCTACCTTGGCCTTATCTCCATCCTGCCCATCTACGCCCTGGCTGACTACGGCGCAAGCTCTGGCTCCGGCCTTCTGATCCGAGCCTTCGACGCAACCCACGGAGGCTCCGCCCTTTGCGCTGCGGCCAACACTCAATGCCAGGCCGTAGGTTTGGTCAACTCTGCAGGAGCCGAAATCGGCGTCTCCGGTGCCCCAGTACGAGTCGACCCAACAGGCACCACTACCCAGCCTGTATCGCAAGCGACTGGAACTAATCTTCATGCAGTGATCGATACCGGCTCGACGACTGCTGTCACGCAGGCGACTGGTACCAACCTTCACGCAGTTATCGACACTGGTTCCACCACCGCAGCCACCCAGGCCACCGCCTCGAACCTCAATGCCCAGGTCGTCGGCCCTGGCGCCACGGGTGCTGCGCTTGTTGGCAATCCTGTTCGCGTTGCTTTGAGCGATGGAACCAACACGCAGAATTGGCTTACCGCTCTTGCCCTCAATCCAACCACTGGTGTCAACGGCAACAACACTGGTGCGGTAGTTAATTATCTCTATAACGGAACTGCTTACGTGGCGGCGCCAGGTACGTTGAATGGCGCCTATGGAATCATCCGCGATGCCGCTGGCAACGCCCGAGGGGCCAACGTCAACGCCAGCAACCAGCTTTCCACTAGCGTAGACGCTAGTGTTCTACCAACTGGCGCGGCTACGTCCGCCAACCAAACCACCGAGCTTGCCTCCCTTTCTACGATCGCCACGAACACCGGCGCGGCCGTTCCTGCTGGCACCGCCCATATCGGCACAGTCGGAACTGCTCCTTATGCAGACGGCGCTGTGCCGATCACGGCGACCGCAACCGGCACCACGGCAGCCACCACTGCCACGCTCGCGGCTTCCGGTAGCGGTCTCAAGACCTATATCTGCGGATTCTCGATCCGCGCCAACGCAACGGCGGCGGTGACTAACAACGCCACGCTGACTGGCGTCGTTACCGCGACCATGAACTTCACCCAATGGACCGCGCCGAATGCGAGCGGTCTGGGCGTGACTGAAATGATCTTCTCGCCCTGCATCCCATCTAGCGCAACAAACACAGCAATCAACGTGGTATCTGGAGCACCAGGTACTGGTGGCGTTGTGTCCGTCTCGGCTTGGGGATATCAGCTCTAATGTGGCACCGCTTTACAGTCTGGGCACTTCTGCTCGCCGGAATTGTCTGCCTGACGCAGGTGCCGACCCGCGCTTATTGGCAGACTCGCGACTCGGCTTACAATAACCCACCTAGCAGCGGTGCTGGTGGATCCTGTTCGCAATCAACTGCATACTTCGCAGCCGCTACCACTCTCACCGGAGGCGAAAAGACCGCCCTCGATACGCTGATCTGCGGTCGAGTAACCAGCGGCGTCTTTGCCAAGCTTGATGTCTGGAACTTCCTGGCACTGACGAATAAGGCTGATGCCTTAATCAACATGGCACAGCCAGGTACATTCAACACCACTGAAATTAGCACTCCGACATTTACGGCCAATCGTGGATATACGGGAGTCGATGCCAGCACCACCATCGCGCTCGACACTAACTTCAACCCTTCGACGGCTGGAGGCCACTACACGCAGAACTCCGCCCACCTGGCGTTTTGGAGCAACACCAGCAACAGCCCGGCTCCCAGTAACGAAGTCGATATGGGATTGATCGATGTCGCAACGCCGGTTGCGAGTTACATATCTGCGGGCCTCTCGGCGGCGTCAGCTGGAAATTCGTCATACACGGCGAACGCCAACGCCTTTGCCAGTGGTGCGACCCCATCAGGAAACAGCCTGGGACATTTCCTTGCCAACAGGACCAATCTTACGGCAGACCTTGGATACTGGAACGCGGCTGACCAGATGATCATGGGCAAAGGTTCCGCCGCTCCAACTAACGGCAACTTCTATGTTCTTGCTTACAATGTTCCCGGCACCGGGGTTGGAGGTGGCTCGGCTCGCCAGATCATGACCTTCTCCATTGGTGGCGGCCTGTCGGGCGCAGACATTACCGACCTGTGCCATGCAACCAACGTTGCTCTTACCGCGCTAGGTGGTGTCTCAGGTGGAATATGTTGACTAAACGCAACCTATTAGCTGGCGCGAGTTTCTTAGCCATTTGGCGGGCAATTCCTTCGCTCGCTTGGACCCATGGTAATGCTGGCTCCCCACCTCCCGCAGGATTCGGCGGCAACCCCAATGTCCAGATCACAGCCATCGACGTTAGCGGTGGCATCGAGCTGTCTCGCTCCTCGGGCCAACTGCCTGCGTTCTTCCAAGCATCAGCCATGAACATCACCGCGACTGCGGTTGGTGGCATTGTGCAGCCCTACGAAGACCTTGAATACACTTGGACTCTAACTCGCGCTGGTGGCTCTGTTGCCGCCGAGAACTTCACCAATCCATCGATCTATCCCTACTCCACCGGCGGTCCGACCGTCAACGCCAACACCGACCAAACCGGCCCCGAGGCTGCATTTGTCTGCCGCGTAGCTGACACATATACCGTTACCCTGACGATTCGGGGCGCTAACGGCGCAGGCTTCACCACAGCTACCGCAACGACGACTTTCACTGCCAGCACCTTCAATGCTTCCGGTGCAGAAGTGTGGGTTGATTCTGCTGCTGCTGGCGGAGGCAGTGGAACACTCCTGTCGCCATTCAATAATCTAGGCGATGCTTTCACTGTACTTAACGCAGCGGGCTTCACCAACTGCGCGATGCATTTGAAGCGTGGGTCGCTTTTTCTCAATGGCGCTGCTGGCATTGGCAATGGCAATACTACACCGGTCAACGGTTTTCGTGTCGATGCCTATGGTGTCGGGGCCGATCCCATCCGTGAGGACAACGTAAATACATACGCCCCCATTCAATTCAGCACTGGGTCTGCAGGATCTTCCGGCGGTGTATGGTTGCAGGACATCGTCATTTCAAATGTCGTGGCTAAATGCGGACCCGGTAACACTGCGCAGATTGCCTGTGGCTTGCTTGGTCAAAATGACGACCCATTGCTGGAGGTCAATGATTTTTACTTTGACAATGTGACGGTGATTTCAACTACAACAGCGGCTTTAACTTCACAGGATGTTTTTTGCCTAACACCAAATACCGCGTTTGGGGTTCCTCTTAAAGTGCGCGCAGGTTGTTGGAATGTGAAAGTCTCAAGTCCAATTACTGGCAGTCCTCCTAACCGTATGGGCATGGACATTGCCACTTGGGAACAATGGCTATTCATCGTGGGCGGATCAATCGTTGGCTGTGGTCAAGGCGGAGCTCAGGATCATCACATCTATCCTGTTATTCAAAACAATTTCCTAGTACGATGGATGGATTTCGGCACGAGTGTGTTAAATGGTACTGGTGATCCTACGCGGTCTTATTGCATAAATGGAGATTTCAACAATCACACCACCGCTTTCAGCAACTATTCCGGCGGGCCGACTGATAGTATAATTGGCGGTGTTCTGACTATTGGCCTGGCAGCTAACTCAAGCCCGCCGTTCCAGGTCGGGATGACACTGTTCAATCCAGCTATCATCAGTCAAGTAATTGGTACGATCACGTCTCTAGGAACAGGGACAGGCGGGGCTGGAACCTATAACATCAGCAATGGATCGATTTCGATACCATTGTTTACCTGCATTGGTGTGGTGTCGACGGCCTATGCCCAATATTGGTGCATGGACAGCAACTACTTCTTTGGCACGCAATATTCCTTGGACCTGGATGATGGTTTCAACTGTGCCCTTTCGTGTCAATGGAAGAATGTGGTTGCACAAAAGAATGCAATACCTAATCTTACTCTGGGGGCATATTTCGAAACTGCGGGATGTCTTACGGCAACATTCCGGGACAATCTTGCTTGGGGAATACAAGGTCAAGGGTTTTCAAACTTTGGTATTAGTGGTGCCGTCGCAGCTACCATGGCCGCCACTTGTCGCTACCAACTTTATAGGAACAAAATATACAACGCACAAAGTGCGGTGTTCAACATCGATGGCGGAACCACCCTGACCGCAACCAGGCCTCTCGTGTTTACGGACAATCAGATTGAAGACATAAGAACAGGGAGCACTTGTTCCATTGTTGAACTGCAGTCCGCGGCAACACAGCATGCCACCTCGATCATCGATCGTAACAACTATCTGTGCCCCAACGCCACCAATGGCGGGACGAACGCTTCGCAGTTCAACAAGGACAGCGGCTCGGTGCTGACCTTCACCGCTTGGCAAGCCCTCGGCTCCAACTTCGACCCCAACTCCACCGCCACCACCGCCGCGTTCCCTACCTGGATCGACCCAGCAAATGGACACTTCACATAAAGGAGATTTTAATGGCACGTTGGAAACTAACCGAACCACACTATCTCTATGGCCGCCCGCCAGACCTCGACGAGGTTGAATGGGAGTACAAGGAAACCGATCGGGTCAACGGCCGAGAGCGGCGGAAGCGGTTCAAAGTCCCCTTCTACTTTGAAGCTGAAACTCTCGTCTGCCTTGAGGGTAAGGGGCTGGCTTCGGACTCGATCTTCGAAGGCACCCCAACCCCAGCGATGGATCCGTTGGACGCCGAGGCTGAGGCTATCTCAGCCCAGCACGCTGCGTCTTGGAAGCACCCAATCGAATCCCTCCCCGGTCAGGGCTTCAGCGCCAGCCTTCTGGGCTCGCTGGAGAAGCAACTCGCGGAGCTCACTTCCAAGATGCCGGTGCCTGCCGTGACCGTCACCGAATCCGGTGTGAGCCGTGCGGAGTTCGAAGCCCTCCAAGCCCAACTCGCCGAACTCATGATGCAGAACGCAGAGCTTCAGGCGAAGAAGCCGGAAACGCGTAGGGTCTGATGGCAGATGAAACCTCCCAGGAAGTAACCCTCGAACGCATCGCCCGCGAGATGAAGATGATCCGCGAGATGATGGTGAAGGTGATCTTCTACATCAGCGAGGCGGAGAAGGAAGTCCCGGAGAAGATCCGGCGGTTTATGAACTACATGCA